ATGCTGCTGATCATCCTCATTGGCCTTTCCCTAGTTATACCTGGGTTAGTCCTAAAGTACTGAAGAAAACCACGGAGAAGCAAAAGCAATTAGAGGCTCTACAAGGCATCGAAGAGGCTCTAATGTAGGGTGATAGCACCAAGACTGTTTTAATCGCTTGTAGGCCTGTTTTAATCGATTCTAGAGGGTATTTTATGACTAAAGAGACAGTACAGATAATGTTAGCCTTGATTGAGGCGATGATTGACTCCAGCGTAGCAGCATCATGGGGTCAATGGGAGGAAGTAGAGCATGCTGAGGATGTTAAAGAGGATCTATACCCTAAGTTGATGATGTTGTTGGATCGTATGGAGGATGATGGAAAATGAGATGCCTTTCCTGTAATGAAGTGCTTAGCGACTATGAAGCCTCTAGGCGTAGTGTTCGAACAAGACAGTACTTAGACTTATGCAATGATTGTTTTAAGTATGTCCGAGATGATATCTGCGCTGTAGGCAATGTATCCCTGATGCATGACGATGATGAAATTGTTAGCGAACGTAAGAAGTCAGAGGACTAACTATTGACAACTTCAGTTTTCTCTGATACCCTAAATCTATATAGGCTATGTATACTATGTACTATACTTAGTATATATACTTAGAATAATATTCTATGTATATACTATGTATACATAGCCTATATAGTAGACAATGTACCCTTAAAGGATAATACAATGTACCCTGATGATGATTTCTTACCTGAAGAGGCTCTAAAGGCTTCAGAGCCAACACAGGCAGAGTTGGATGATTACCATGAAGATCTTAAGATTGAAGAAGTACTGAGTGGATTTGTTCGCTTATGTTCGGAGTATGGTTTTTACTTTATGATGCGTCAGTTGACAAAGGCTTTGAATGCTAAAGGGTTCAACGTATGAAGAAGAAGATACAACCAAGGAAGCGTAAGCCTTCGCCGTATGTGCTATTCATGCACTCTAATGGTGGTACATGCTCTCTAGAGGATCTGATGGCAGCATTCCCTGCTAAGGGTAAGAATGCACTACTGAATGCGATGCAGAAGCTTGTTGATAACTACACTGTTGATAGGGATATTTACATCTATGGTGACAGACAGAAAAAGATCATCTACACTCTAGGTGGTTATGTCACTAAGGATACAACAGGTATCTGTTGGCATAATCCTTTTAACTTAGGGGTAAAGCATGCAGGATAAACCTTGTAAAGACCATCCAGATGCACCGCATGGTTTTGATCGTAACGCTAGCCACAATGCTGACAGGTATGTGTGTGAGTGTGAGAGTTGGGAACCGCCTAAGCGTGAATGGGTTGGGCTGACGGATGAGGAGATACAAGATTTAGGTTATCTGTCCGAAAAGTTTGATGCAAGTAATTCAGAGTGGTTTGATCGATGGGGATTTGCCCAAGCCATTGAAGCCAAGCTAAAGGAGAAGAACAAGTGGATAGAGAAGCTATTGAAGAAGCGATAGAAGTGCTGGAGGATGCAGGCGCAGAAATGTTAATGGAGACGGGCGAAGAAAACTATTACGGCGAAGCTATTACCGTCCTGCGCCAAGCACTAAAAAAAGAGCAAGAGCCAGTGGCGTTGCCTTGCGTTTACATCACATCGCAAAAAGATGACGGTAATTGCTACGGGGATGGAACGGTTTATAGGGGGCAACGAAGCAAGGACAGTGCAGTACAGACCTACACTGTTCAAGCCATCGAAGCCAAGCTAAAGGAGAAGAACACATGAACCCACAACCCAAAGCCTTAGTGCTGGCTGATGCGCTAGAAGAACTTGACGTGCAATTCAGCCACACGGGTCTATGCGGAGAAGCCGCCGACGAACTGCGCCGATTGCATGTATGGGAAAAGGCTTACGAAGCCATATGCGATGAGCGAGATGCGATCATAAGGGATTCAGATAAAGCCCATGCGCTTCTGCGATGGGTTGAGAAAGAGATGCGCTACGCCGGGTGGGACACACGCTTAAACGACCAGCACGGACGCACGGATGTGTACGAGGCCATCAAGGAGTTCTTAGCATGAGCGAAAACAAAAACGCAAAGACACCAGCGGACGGAGAGCCTCTGCCCGTAGCAACAAGCGCCATGACGCTAGAGCAAACGCGACAGTGGATTGCCGACACATGGAAAAGGTGTCAGGACGAAGTTTGGCGCCAGCCAACCACTAAGACGGTGGTGTACCTGACTGCTGGTAGCTACAGTCTTGAGACGCTTGAAAACTTAGTTAAGTTACTTAGAAAGGTGGCCAATGATGACTAGAGAAGAAATCATCCGCATGGCGCGGGAGGCTGGCGCAACTGTGAGCAGTTTTCACGGACGCTTCGTGATGTACCCAGATGACATCGAACGCTTCGCCGCACTTGTCGCAGCCAGAGAAAGAGAGGCGTGTGCGAAGGTGTGTGATGGTTGGACACACGCCGATGGGGATAGATGCGCCGAAGCCATCAGAGCAAGAGATAAACAATGACATACTTAGCTACGCACCAGGGTTGTGATGATTGCGGTAGCTCTGATGCCTTATCAGTGTCAGAGAATGACAAAGGAGAAACATGGTCTCACTGCTTTAGCTGTGGTACAAATACTAAATTGTCTACAAATGTTGATAACTTCCAACAAAATGTAACATCTAAGCCTAAAGTTGTACCTATGATTCAAGGTCAATATCGTTCGATACCAGTGAGAAACCTTAGTGCTGATGCACTGAAGGCTTACAACGTAGTGCTTACTGATGACTACGAGGTAGTGTTTCCCTATCATGATGCTGATGGAAAGGTAGCAGCATACAAGGTAAGGCATGAAGCTACGAAGACTGACTGCACCATCAAAGGAGACTGGAGTAAAGCTAATACATTGTTCGGACAACACTTATTTGCTAAAGGAGGTAAGAGCATTACCATCACTGAAGGTGAATTTGATGCCATTGCTGTCTATCAAATGAATGGTATGAAGTATCCTTCAGTATCTATCCGTAACGGAGCACAGGCAGCACTAAAGGACTGTAAAGCTAACTATGAATATCTTGATTCTTTTGAAACCATTGTTATCTCTTTTGATGCTGATGAACCTGGGAAGAAAGCTGCTACGCAAGTAGCTGACCTATTCGGTGCTAAAGCTAAGGTTGTCAAGCATAGAGCACCATTCAAGGATGCTAACGATTACCTTAAAGAAGGAGCAATAAAGGAGTACATACAAGATTGGTTTGCTGCTGAGACCTATGTACCTGATGGTATTGTCAACGGCTCTAAGCTGTGGGAAGACATCAATACACCTGCTATTAAGTCTTCATGTAACTACCCCTTTGATGGCCTTAACAAGCTTACCTATGGCATTAGGAAGGGTGAACTAGTTACCTTCACTGCTGGATCTGGTCTAGGTAAATCACAGGTGTTGCGTGAGATCGTGTATCATATCCTGTGTAAGACAGATGACAACATTGGTTTAATGTTCCTCGAGGAGTCTACTGTCCGCACTGCCAAAGGCTTGATGTCCATACACGCTAACAAACCTTTACATTTACCTGATACAGCGTACACTGATGAGGAGTTTAGAGACGCCTTCGAGCACACTCTTGGCACTAATAGGGTTTATCTTTTTGATCATTTTGGGAGTACATCAATTGACAACATACTATCAAGAGTCAGATTCATGGCTAAAGGACTCGGATGTAGCTTTGTTGTGTTGGATCATATTAGTATTGTCGTCAGTTCTGGCGATGTTGGCGATGAACGTAAAGCATTAGATGAGATCATGACCAAGCTTAGGATGATTGTGCAGGAGACAGGCATAGCACTGTTGATTGTCAGCCATCTTAAGAGACCTGATGGTAAAGGCCATGAAGAAGGAGCAGCTACTTCACTAGGTCAGCTTAGGGGATCTGGTAGCATTGCACAGTTGTCTGATATGGTGATCGGTATGGAAAGGAACGCACAGCATGATGATGAACGTGAACGCAATACCACCAGGATTAGGGTACTCAAGAACCGTTTCAGCGGTGTCACAGGTCCAGCCTGTAACGTCTATTACAGCCACTCAACAGGAAGGTTATCAGAGGTCACACAAGATGAAGACTTATGAAGATTTGAAAGATGATACGAAACGATTTGCTTTACAGCAGATACGTACAGGGTCTACAATGGGTGAAGTAGTTTGTTCGTTCGAAGAGATCATTAATGAGATCAGGAAAACATCAGACTACGTAGAGGCTATGCAAGATGCTAACAGGAGACCGTAATGGCTGATGTACAAAGTATTGAAGAGCATGAGGATGGTACAGCTACACTACACTTGGATCTAACTGACGAAGAGATTAAGATACTTATTCAGTGGGCTATCAAAGAAGCAATTAAGTTAGCTTTCTTAAAGGAAAAGAACTTTGATTGGGGTTTGAACAATGAAGCAAACACTTAGAGACATGATGAGTCAATGCTGGAACAACCGTATGGATTGTGAACGCTTTGACTTTGAGAAGTTTGCTGAGATGGTAGCCTTCCAAGCCAGTGAAGAAAGGTTAGATCGCTGTATTGAAGCCTTGGAGAGAAGAGGTTATGCTGATGCAGCAGACATCATCAGGGGTGAAGGATGATGGCCTGCGATACCTGTGGCAAAACGAACGTCGAGTTGGTCAAACTAGTCGACATTTACAAAACCGAAGAGATCTGCGACGTCTGTAAGGATTGCGAGAAAGAAATCAACAGTCACCTTTTCAAGGTCAAAAGAATCACCGCAGACATTCAGCAAGGACTGCTTAAGCGATTTATGGCTAACATGCGCTCCGCCATACGAGCAAGGAGTGAACAATGTGGGTAATGGATAGGCTGTTAGCTGACCACGCAGAGCTAAAGAAGAAGTATGATACACTGCTAGAAGACTATCAGAAACTGGTACACAAATATGAAGAGCTTAGTTCTGGACATCGAAACAGACATGAAGCAGACTGTTATCTTCTGCGTAGTCACGAAGGATCTGACAACAAGTGAGGTGGTATGTCATACTCATCCAAGTACACTAAAGCCTCTTATAGAGGATTACGACACAGTGATCGGACACAATCTAATCAGCTTCGACGGTTACCACCTTCGGAGATTGTGGAACATTACGATACCACTCAAGAAGGTCTCCGATACGCTCGTGCTGTCGAGGCTATGGAATCCCAGTATCGAAGGAGGTCACAGTCTAGAGGCATGGGGGAAAAGATTAGGGAATCACAAGATTGAGTTCCAAGACTTTACTGCTTTGACACAAGAGATGATTGATTACTGTATCCAAGATGTTAATCTTACTGGTGAACTTCATCGCAAACTATGCACAGAATTGAAAGACTTCTCACAGCAAAGCATTGACATCGAACACAAGGTACAGTTCATTGTTGCACAGCAGGAAAGACATGGATTCAAACTTGACATCCCTTTATGTACTGAGTTCATCTCTCAGTTAACTACTAAGTTATCAACCATTGAGGAGAACCTACAGACTATATTCCCACCGATCATCACTGAACGTATTAGTGAAAAGACAGGTAAGAAGCTAAAGGATCATGTTGAAGTGTTTAACCCAGGCTCCAGAGATCAGATAGGACGTAGACTGACATCGTTAGGTTGGAAGCCTGAGAAGTTCACTGAGACAGGTAAGCCAATGGTGGATGAAGTTATTCTGTCTAAGCTAACCTATCCAGAGGCTAAGGCAATGGCTGAGTACCTACTTATCCAGAAGCGAATAGCACAGGCTACATCGTGGCTAGAACACGTTGCTGATGATGGTAGGGTACACGGTAAGGTTATCACTAACGGTGCTGTCACAGGGCGTATGACGCACCACAGCCCTAACATGGCACAGGTTCCTGCTGTCAATGCTGAGTATGGTGAAACATGCAGACAAGTATGGACTGTAGATCCTGGTCATGTCTTAGTTGGTTGCGATGCTTCAGGGTTAGAACTACGTATGTTAGCTCACTACATGAAAGATGATGAGTATACTAAAGAGGTGATCAATGGGGATGTCCACACTAAAAACCAACTCGCTGCTGGTCTTGAGAGTAGGGCGCAAGCAAAGACGTTTATCTATGCCTTTCTCTATGGAGCAGGGCCAGCTAAGATTGGATCAATTG